GCAAGCAACTGTTGTGGTTGCTGCTGATGGAACTATTGATTCAGCAACCGTTACTGGGGTTGGAGTGGGTTATCAAGTAGGTGATGTTCTTGCCTTTAAACCTTCTAATAATGGGCCTGGAATAGATGCTCAGATTTCTGTTGTATCTCTGGGATCCACTAACCAAATAATTCTCGATAATGTTCAAGGGGACTTTGTTACTGGTGCAGGAACCACATTACTCTATAATAGAGCAGATACGGGTATTACAACTCAAATGAACTGGGGTGCTCAAAGGATATATGGTGCAACTCTTACTCTTGATACTGTTAATGATGGATTACACTTTACTGTAGACCATAAGAATCATGGTATGCATCATGAAACTAATAGAGTTACTCTTTCTAAGGTAACATCCGATATAGTTCCAACAAAATTAAATTCACCATACAATTCAGATTCTACTGCTGCTATATCAGTAGTAGATAGTAGTAACTATTCTACTTTTGAAAATGTTTCTGTTGCTTCAACTAATCCTGGTTATGTATCAATTGGAGATGAAATTATTAGTTACACTGGAGTATCTGGTAATACATTAACTGGAATTACAAGACAAGTTGATTCTACTTTATCCAGAAACTACATTACTGGACAACCAATTTATAAGTATGAATTGGGTTCAGTTTCCTTAAGAAGAATTAATAAGACTCATCTTCTAAGTGAAGTAGGTATTCAAACTACTACTAATCCAATTACATTTGATTCTTATACCATTAAACTTGATACTTCTGCTAGTGGAGTTGATAGAAGTGTTGGAACTAGCTTCGCTAAACTTTATATGAATGAGACCAAATCTTCTGGTGGTATGAATGCTACGGCAACTCAAAATATGCCATTTGAAGTAGTTTATCCATTAATTCATAATATGACAGTTCCTGGTACTGGTCTTAGTGCTGAATTAAGAACAATTAGTGGTACAAGTCTTGATACTGGTTCTGGTCAAGGTTCTGATTTACCTTTCATAGATAAAGGTTATGAGAATATTACATTGAATGAAAATAATTATCTAGATTCTCCAAGAATAATTGCTTCTAGAGTAAATGAAACTAACAATACTGTAACTCAAGATATGCCAGGTGATAGATCTTTGAATTTAAGTATTAAACTTAATTCACAAAGTGATACTATATCTCCTGTACTTGATACTCAAAGAATGTCTGCTATATTAACTTCCAATAGAGTTGATAATATGGTTTCAAATTATATTGAGGATGGTAGAGTTGAGAGTGTAGAGGAAGATCCAAATTCTTTCCAATATCTTTCCAAAGAAATGGTATTAGAAAATTCTGCTACATCTATTAAGATTATTTTTGATGGTCATGTTAGTGACTCTAATGATATAAGAGCATTCTATGCTATTAATGATGATACTAATTTCACTCCTACATTTACCAATTTCCCTGGTTATGAAAATTTAGATGCACAAGGTAACATCGTTGATTCATCTCAAAATACTGGACATTCTGATACAAGAGTTCCAAAAGATGATCCATCACTTGTTTCTGAACAATGTATGTTTAGAGAGTACACCTTTACTATAAAGGATTTACCATCATTTAAGGCTTATAGAATTAAACTTGATTTTACTTCAACTAATCAAGCATTTGTTCCAAGAATGAAAAATTTACGAGTTATTACTCTTGCATAATATGAGTTATGTTAAAGTAAAAGATCGTAATGATCTAGTTAGAGATTCTCGTACTGGTTGTATTATTAACACTAGTAAATCTCAATATAATGAGTATCTCTCTAATAGAGATGTGAGAGAAAAGGAAACACAATCTATGAAACAGGATCTTGACGATTTAAAGAATGAGATGGATGAAATCAAATCTTTACTTAAAGAGATTTTGAATGGCTGATTTAAATCCACCAAAAATAGAATTTGATAAAAAGGGTTCTACTTCAAGATTTGATTTTAATTTAAATCAATATGCGGATAATTTTTTTGATTTTAAAATTGTGGGGTCCAGTCGTACTGCTTACAATTTAACTGGATTTGGTTTTTCTGGAACTATAAGAAAGTATATAGGTTCTGCTATAACTGCAAGTGATAATATAACGATAGGATTTGAAACTAGTGGGCAAACTGTAGGTATCATAACTGCAAGAGTTAATTGTGGTATTACAACACTTTTAAGTAAAATTAGTCCTAGATATACTTATGATATAATAGCTACTCGTCATGATTCAGGATATAAAAGACAACTTATAGCTGGTGATGTAAATGTAAATGTAGGAATAACTCAAGTTACTCCTGCAGAGGGTGATGATGATAGTAATGATATTTTAGGATCAAATAGAATTTGTATTGCTGTTATTGATGAATCTAATGATGGTTCTAATGCTCCATCGGTAGCAGAATATAATTCTTTCAGATCATCCTTTCCAAATAGAAAACATTATATATTACAACCACGCTCAAGTGGAGTTGCAGATACAAGCAAATTAATGGATAGTAATATAAGTGATATCTATGTTAGTGGTTTTGGAACTGATACATCATTTAATGGTAGTGAAATACAAGTTTATCCAGTGAGTAGAGATAATGGTTCTGCAGCTGCAGCATCTGATTGGTTTGACATCGTTGGAATAGAAACAGGATCAATCACAAAACTCGCATTATTTGTTGATATATCAGGTAGTATGACACTTTCAACAGTTGCAGCATCATATGCTAAATTTATTGGAACATGCACTGATGCTGGAATTACTGTTAGGGAGGAAAGTAATAAAATTGAAGATTGGATTGAACCATTTACGGGGATATTAGCATAATGGCAACAATAAAATTAATTAGAATAGAAACTATTCAAAAGGATCTTTTAATTCCCAGAAATGTGGATTATGAGCAATTATTTACAATCACTGATCAAAATACAGGTAGTGGTGTAAGTTTTAGTGGGTTTTCATCATCTATTTTAACTTCAAGAATAAAACAAAATCCAGCTTCTTCTGCTTATGCTGCTACTTTTACTGCATCATACTCCGATGCTTCTTCTGGTATTCTTAAGTTAGAACTTACAGCAGAGCAAACAAAGGCATTAGAATCTGGTAGATATTTTTATGATGTAGTGGTTATAAATGAAGACAAACCAGATGATGATGTTGCAGGAGATCTACATACGGAAAGACTTGTGCAAGGTCAAATTATAGTAGAATAAATAGAGTGAGGGGGAAAAGTATTAAATGGCACAACCATCAACTAGAAACGAATTAAAGGAATATTGTCTTAGGCAATTAGGAGCTCCTGTACTAGAAATAAACCTTGCTGATGAACAGTGTCAAGATTTAATTGATGATGCCCTTCAGTTTTTTAATGAAAGACATTTCGATGGGGTTTTAAATACTTATTTAAAATATAAAATAACTCAAGATGACATTGATAGGGGAAAAGCAAAACCAGATGTTGGGCCAGGAATAACAACAACTACTGCAACTTCAACTATTGATGGTTCATCTGTTAGTTTTGATTGGAAGGAGAATAGTAATTATCTTCAAGTTCCACCATCAGTTATTGGTGTGAATAAAGTATTTCATTTTGACGGTGCTAATACATTGACCAATAATATGTTCAGTGTTAAGTATCAGTTATTTTTAAATGATGTTTATTATTGGGGTGCTGTTGAATTACTATCTTATGCAATGACAAAGACTTATTTGTCTGATATTGAATTTTTATTAACTACTGAAAAACAAATAAGATTTAATCAAAGAATGGATAGATTATATCTTGATATTGATTGGGAAAGTATGACAGTTGGGGATTATCTTATTATGGATTGTTGGAGAACATTAGATCCTAATGATTATAGTAGAGTTTGGAATGATTCTTTCTTAAAACGTTATCTCACTGCGATTATGAAAAGACAGTGGGGGCAAAATTTACTTAAATTCCAAGGAGTTAAATTACCTGGTGGTATAGAATTAAATGGAAGACAGATTTATGATGATGGAGAAAAGGATTTAGAAATCATCAGAGAGCAAATGTCTAACATGTATGAGATGCCACCATTAGATATGATAGGTTAATATTATGGCACTTAATCCCTTTTTTACTCAAGGTACTAGTTCTGAACAGAGTCTAGTTCAATCGCTCATTAATGAGCAGTTGAAGATGTATGGTGTTGAAGTACATTATATGCCTAGAAAGTATTTGACTACTTCTACTATTATAAAGGAAGTCATAGAATCTAAGTTTGATGATGCATATCCATTAGAAGCATATGTAGAAAATTTTGATGGTTATGGTGAAAACCCTACTTTATTATCTAAGTTTGGTATTCAATCAACTCAAGAGATAACATTAACTATTTCAAGAGAAAGATGGGAAACATATATTGAACCTTTAATAGAAGATCAAGATAATATTAAACTATCAACTAGACCCAAAGAAGGGGATTTAATTTATTTTCCATTAGGGGAGCGTTTGTTTGAAATTAAGTATGTAGAACATGAAAAACCTTTCTACATGCTAAGAGAGAATTATGTATATACTCTTAGATGTGAACTCTTCCGTTATGAGGATGAGGTTATTGACACTGGTGTTGATGAGATTGATGATACATTAGCAGCTACAGAAGGTGTTGATGGAGGGGATTTCCTCATTGGTGGTACTCAACTTTTAACTGTAGTTGGTACTGCAACAAGTGCAACTGCTGAAACAATGGTGGTTAATGGTGGTGTTCAATGGATACATTTAACAAATAGAGGTAGTGGATATGTATATGCACCTAGAGTTGCAATATCATCTGCACCATCGGGTGGAGTACAAGGTATAGGTACTGCATATTTAAAGAGTGGAGTTGTTGTATGTGCTGGTGCTGCTGATCCTGCTGATCAGAAAGCAAGTGTAGTTGAATCTGTGTATCTTGTTAATCCAGGTGCTGGATATACAACTGGGCCTGATGTTGAATTTTTTGCAAATGGAGATAGTGGTGCTGGTGCTGCTGCAACAGCACATATGTCAAATGGTGGTGTTGGTATTGTTACTGTTACTGGAGGTGGTTCTGGATACACTACAAGTCCTGTTATTACCTTTGAAGCACAGAATGGTATATCCACTACAGGTGCTGCTGCAACTGCTGTAGTTAGTACTGCTGGTACTATTTCTGCAGTTTATATATCTAATGCTGGTGCTGGATATACGACTGCTCCAATCGTCTACATTGCTCCTCCTGCAACAAGTACTGCATCTGGTAACTTCTCATTTAATGAGGTTATTACAGGTGGTACAAGTGGCACTACAGCGAGAGTAAGAAAGTGGAATGAACCAACTAATGAACTTGAGGTTTCTGCAGTTGAGGGATCAGGATTTGTTAGAGGAGAAACTATTACTGGCGGAACTTCTGGTGCAACACATAGTATAAGACTTATAGATCTAACTAATTTTGATGATGGATATGGGGATAATGATACCTTTGAAACTGAAGCAGATAATATTTTAGACTTTACTGAAGGTAACCCATTTGGACAACCCTAAATAAAATATAAAGGTATATAATCATGTTTGAGTATTTTTATCACGAAATTTTTAGAAAGACCATTATTGGTTTTGGTACATTGTTTAATGATATTTCCATTAAGCATACGGATAGTGATGGAAATGCACAAGTACAAAAGGTTCCTCTTGCATATGGACCTATCCAAAAGTTCCTTGCAAGATTAGAGCAATCTCCAGATCTTAATAAAAGAACTCAGATTACATTACCTAGAATGTCATTTGAGTTTGTAGGTTTAACTTATGATCCTACTAGAAAAGTTACTACAACACAACAATTTACTGTAAAAGATAATACTACTGGAAAGAATACTAATAAAGCATACATGCCTGTTCCTTATAGTATGCAATTTGAATTAGGTATCATGTGTAAATTAAATGATGATGCCTTACAGATAGTAGAACAGATATTACCTTATTTTCAACCTTCATATAATCTAACAATTAAACTTGTAGAGTCGATGAAGGAAAAAAGAGATATTCCTATTGTATTGGAAAATGTTACTTTCCAAGATGATTATGAAGGTGATTTTAATACACGTAGAGTTTTATATTATACATTAAGATTTACTGCTAAGACATACCTATTTGGCCCTGTTTCCTCTGCTACAGACGATATCGTCAAGTCCGTTTCTATCAGATATCTTGCTGGTGGTTCTAAGAGTACAGAAAGAGATGTTACTTACTCTGTTACTCCTAGAGCAATCAAGGATTATGATGGTAGTGTTACAACCAATCTCGCACAAGATATTACTATTTCGGATCTAACCTTCGATGTAGATAGTGGTAGCAGTCTTACCAAGTCAACTTATGTTGATGTTGATGGTGAGGAAATGTATATTGTTGATATTAGTAGTAATAAGATTACTGTTAAGAGAGGTCAAGATGATACAACTATTAAGGCTCATGTAAGAGGAGCACCAATCAAAGCTATTACTGATGCTGATGATGCTCTAATTGAAATGGGTGATGACTTTGGATTTAGTGGTGAGTACACATGAAGATGAGTAACTTAGATGATGCTTTTAATGTAGAATCTACTATTGTTCCTACAAAAGAAAATGTTGGTATAACTCCTGAACAGAAACCTGACAGATTCACTAAAGATGATATTGAAAAAGATTATGAGTATACTCGTGGTAATCTTTACAGTATTATAGAGAAGGGTCAGGAAGCAATTAATGGTATTCTTGAACTTGCACAAGATAGTGAGATGCCTAGAGCATATGAGGTTGCAGGACAGTTAATTAAGAGTGTCTCTGATGCAACTGATAAGTTAATGGATTTACAAAAGAAATTAAAGGATGTAGAAGA